GTCACCTCTTTGTGACAAGTTACCATGCGGTGATGAACCACTAGCAGCTTGGTTAGAAGTAAACTCAGCATAACCTGAATCAGGCATGATTGGTATAATTTGAGTAGCAGAAGTCATAGTAATTTCTCTAAATAGAGGGGCTAACACTAATTCATTCTGAATATCTCTTTCGATATTTGTTGATACAACTTGCTCAAAGTCTGCTGAAGATACACCAACACCACTCATAGCGTTGACTTTCTCCATAACACCCTTACCATAAGGAGTATCATAACCTTTACCTGTTGCTAATCCTAAGAATTTAGCGTCAAGAATATCGTTTTCGAAGTCTTTTTTCCAGTTGCCATTACCTCTGTCTGTGAACATTCTTTTTGATTCACGAATATTCATGATTTCTTCAGATTTCTCAGCTAACTGAGATTCAAGTGTTTTAACTACTTTTTCTAAATCTTCATGCTTTTCATTAACTCGTGTTTCAACATCTGACATTAATTTTTCAGCACCTGATAGTCCAGCTTGGACTATAGTTTTTTGCTCTTCCTGTTTTGCTTCCTCGGAGGCTTTTTGAACTTCAGCTTCTTTAGCAGCCTTTTCAGCAGCTTCTTCAGCAGCCTTCTGTTCAGCAGCCTTCTGTTCAGCTTGCTTCATTGCATAAGAAGCAACAGCTTTTTCAGCTGCTTCTTTAGCATATGACTCAATATTGAACTCAGGATTGCTCTCAGGAGATTGTTTTTCGTTTGACATATTTGTCTCCATTTCTTTGGCTTGCGCCTGACTTGGCTGCTCAACTTCAACAGCGTCTGCTGAATCGTTTAAGTTAGCCGTGTAAAAAGTTTGCTTGTACTTGTTGTAATCTTCCATAGAATCAAATGATTTTGCTAAACCAAAAGTTGCATTTTGGTTGCAAGGCACAGATACTACAGATACTTCAAAAAGCTCTGCATCCTTTATCTTATATCCGTCGGTTTCAGTCATGTAATCAGCGTCCTTGACTTTGAAACCAACAGAAAAAGCTCCAAGGACACCGTCTTTAATTAATTGTGTTACTTCACCAGCAGCTTTAGATATCTTTGCAGATATTTCTAAGCCATTGTCAGTAACTTGTAAATCTTTTGCTCTACCAATAGGTTTATTATAATCATGATTAAACAAAATTATAGGATTACCTTTATAGTTTTCTAATCCTCCACCTTTTGTCCATGCGTCTGCATTGATTATATCACCTGCTCTATCGAGGGCACTGGTACTAGCCGAGCCTTTTATATCTACGCCGCCGTCTTCATTCTCGCCGAGTGATTTAAAAGTACTAGTCCAATGATAAATTTTATTTTCCATCTTTCTTCTCTACTTTAGCTTTTGCTACTGTCTTTTTAGGTGCAGGAGCAGGTGTTGGTTTTGGTGCAACATATAAGTCTGGATAGTTTATTTTTAACATTCCTTCCATTCTTGCCCATGAGCCACCAAATGTTCGTTTAACAATAACACTTCTAATTGGAGTGTCAGTTTCAGCATTATATTCAGCTAGTGTAAGAACTTTTCCTTTCTTCGCCATATATTCTGCTATTTGTTTTAGCGCTAATCCTTTCTTTGTCATATTATTCCTCTTCCTCAGGTGGTCTGCCACCCTCTTCAGGATTTGCTGCTGAACCTGCTATATTTGCAGGTACTCTTGGTTCATCAAATCCTTCTACTGGTTCTTTGCCTAGTGCCTCTCTTGCTTCGTTTGGACTCATAATTCCTGTATTTACAAGTGTTGCGTAATAAGCTGCTTGGTCTCTGAGTTCGGGTTGAAGAGCAGGAATACCTGTAACATCTTCAACAGTTCCGAATCCAAAAAATCTTTCTATTGCTACTCCTAACTTTCTTACGATAGGTAGTATAGTTTCTAGATAGTATAGTCTATGGTTAGGTCTTATATTTGCATTGTTGCCACCGTCCATAAGTACTGGAGGTATTCCCATAGCTTCTAGTATAATTTTTTCATTTGCTTTTATTCCGTCTTGGAAATCTAAGTCTTTGAAGTTTACTTCTGTTAAGTTTTCAACTTCTAATCCACCATCTAAAAATAGAGGTCTTCTGCCTCCTGATTGTGGATTATATCTTGCAACCCATGCTTGTAACATTCTTTCTTTTATTTTTTCAGAAAGAGTGTTTGGACTTTTTAATACTAATCCTGGAACTGCCCCATTCTTAAAAAAGTTATCTTGAAAGTTTCTCATATTTACAAGAAGTTGCATAGTTCTAAGTGCAGGTTTTAATCTTGGAACTCCACGATATATAGAGTTAAAACTATTTTCTTTGATATGTATAATTTCTTTTGTGCTATACTCTATACTATTATCAAATTCATATCTTTCAATGTAGGTATTCGTATCACTATATATTGTCACTTTATCTGCAGGTAAGTGATATAAATGAGCACCATCAAAGTATATAAAAATATTACCATCTATTAGTAAGTCAATTATTAAGTTTCTTTTAAATGTACTTACATCTTGAAATGGGTTTGGTTCTCTATTTATAAGTAAGTCTACTTTTGACCTTCTTATATTTTTAATTATATTTGTTGTTCCTGGGTTTTGTTGTCCTATCGTATATGGAATTTCTGCTACATCGTCAACTATCATGTTGACAGCACGGTTTACAATTTCTAGCTGCTCATAAGCATTTCTATAACTTATAGTTGGTTCTCTAGAATCAATCGTCATTCCTTCATTTCTGGAAATAACATATTGTGCAGGATTTAGTTTTTCTTCTCGCTGTATCCCTAAAATTCTATCATACCATGCCATATTGTTTTTCTCTCTGTATCTCGACCCAATTTTTTTGTTTCTCTGCTGTAATCAGTTTGGGTCGCTTTCCATAAATTGAGTGAAGTCTCAGATGATGTTTGTGACACAGAGTTACAGTATATTCATATAACTTAGCCTTATTTTCATCAATAAAGGATTCACGGAGTTCTAGTATGTCTTGTTCGGTTTCTATAATTATATTCTTCTCTTTTATCCAAGTTTCTAGTAATTCGGTGAGTCCATAAAAATGATGAAAATCTAACTGTTCAGTACTTCCACATATGTAACAAGCACTTGATTTTTTGTATTTGGATTTAGCTTTATCTCTCACATATTTAACTAAATCTCTTTTTAAATTCATATTTATACTCTTAATTAGAATTATACCAAAAAGCCCCACCATATGTCAAGTACAATTTTTAACAGGTACATCTAAAACGAGGTGACACTAGTTTCAAATGAATAAAGCGCGTATCGTAAAGCATCTGCCATATGAGATGACATATCATGTTTTGGTCTCTCTTTCATTAAATTAGGGTTTGGGTCCCATTGATATTGGTCTAAGGATATCATAACTTCTTTGCAAGTTTGATTAACTATAAGACTATCATTATCGACTATGCCAGCTACATGACCTATTCCATCAAGTACAGATTTCTTTGCATTGATAGTACTAATATCATAGTTTTGTGCAAAGTCATATCTTGTTTGTTGAGCTGCGGAATCTATATAAATGTAGTCAATATCCCATTTTTCTATTAGTTTTTGTATTTGTACTGCGTGTTGTTCTGTAGTTCTTTCTGAGTCTAAGTATTCATCTAACACATGATATTTTTCTTCGTCCCAATCATAAGCTATAACGCAGAAAGCTGTTGGGTCTTTGTAACCAACATCAAGTCCTGCAAACACGTCCATCTTGCTAGTATCAAACTCAGATAAATCTGCAGTGCATTGTTCATGATTGAAAGTCCATATTTGACCTTCAAAGACATTAAAGTCTGCCATATACTCTTGATTGAACTCTGCATCTGACATTGTCTTTTTTGCTTCTATAATATCTGCTTCTGATACACGAGGGTTTTCATGATAAGTAGCTTTTATACTTGCCCACTCAGGAAACTCCTCGCTCCAACCTCTATAGTAAAACTCTGCAAAATAATTATTTCTACCTCTTGGTGTAGATATAAATATTGCTTTTGAGTTTTCTTTATCTAGTGTAGGTCTGAGTGCTACATTGAAAGCATCTCTGCCATCTGTTAATGCTGCCTCATCAAAGATAATTAAATCATAACTTCTACCAACTACTGAATCAACCTGATTGATTGAACCCATTCTTATTGTAGATTGATTTGATAGTTCTATTACTTTGTCTTTTGCATTATCTCTTGTAACTTCTAAATCAAAATGCTTTATGAGATTTCTCTGTAAGTCAAATGATATTTGTGATAAAGAGTAGTTAGGCGACATAAGTAATACATGACTATTAGGTACTAAACAAATAAGTTGTCCTATTATATTTGATATATAAGTTTTGCCCTGACGACGAGCGACAGCTGCACAGACAAAACGATATTTAGTATTATTGATTGCATTGATTAATGCAGTTTGGGAGGTGTTAGGCTCTATGCCTAATAAGTCGAGATACCCTTCAATAGGTAGCTTGATAAATCTATCTTCTGTCTCGTAGTTCATCAAATAGTCGGGGACTATATCTGAACGGCTAATTTCAATCAATGTAGGGTCTCTTTGTCAAATAAGTTAAAGGGGTCGTCGGAGTCAAATAATCCGTGTTCTTTTGCAAGTTTTAGCAGATATAAATATCCACTACATAACTCACTCATGCTTTCTTCGTGTTTTGTAAGTTCTACACCATTAAGTTTTCTATGTGTTAGTTTTGCAAGTACATCAACTACATCTATAGATACAGCATCAAGCCATGCGACTCTTCTATCAATAACTTTTGGTGTGTTCATATTATAATCCGAATTTTCTTTTTTGTGATTTTGGTGGTCTTTTTGTGCTTCCGCCTTTTCCAGACCAGAATACTTTATTTGCCCACCAGGCTGCGGAAGACTTACCTTTCGCAATATTTTTTCTATGTCTCGCTTTGAAACTTCTTCGTGCTTCAGGACTATAATTATGTCCCATGCCTTGCGCTCCAAAGCGAATAATTTTTACTTTACCACCAACTCTAGTGGCTACAACAGCTTTTTTAGTTTTATGTTTAGGAGTTCTTTTTGGTTTATTAAGGCCTGTTAATCCTACTCTTCTTAGCCTTGCTTTTTCTCCTTTTGTTAGTGCCATTATCTAGTCCTACTGCTTTTACAACTTTATTAAGTCTTCCTGCTTTCATTAAAGTATGAAAGCTATTTAAAATATCTATCTTCTTCTTCTCCTTGTAGGAAATTTAGCTCTAGGTGGATTTGCTGTTTTACCAAATCTTGGTCCTATAGCTTTTGGAGCTGATGCATATCTAAATGATTCAATGCTCCCAGGATTTTTACTGTTTACCACAGTTCCTGCTGCTGCGTTTAAATCTCTTGTAAGTCCTCTTTTGAGAACATGTTTACGAATCTTTTGAGTATTATGTATACTCGGTCCGCTTAAAAAACTGCCTTGTCTAGCCATTCTTTTTTCTCCTTTTAGCGTTCTCATAAGCCTTATGAGTGCTGCCTGGCATATAAATCTTTTTAGAACCTCTTCCAATAGAGTGTATGCCTTTTAGTCCTAACTGCCTAGCTCTTTTTCGAGCAGCTCCAGCAGTTTTATATATGTCTTTTTTAGTATGTTGTGCCATTTTTTAAGTACTCTTTTACGATATTATTATTCATTTCGTTTTCTGGGAGGTGTAGTAACTCACGAAGTTGTTTACTCCAAAGAATTTTGTCCTGTAATGTTCTTTTTAGTCTTATTGACATAGAAACAACACTAAGTACTTCTCTTAATAATTCTTCTTTCATAGGCTCCTTATGTAGGATTACCTTCTACGTCTCCTGGTTGTTTTCTTCTTCTTTCTTTTTACAAAAGTAGAAACATTTCTAGGTTTACCTCCAGGGTTTCCTGCACGTCTTTTTCTTGTGACAGCTGACCTTATTTGTGCTTTGGTCATTCGTC